ATCTTTACATACACTTTGGAAAAGTAAAAATATACCAGTTTTTACTGCTTATAATGCAAATGATGTTATAAAAATAATGCATAACTGCACGAATAAAACCATTTAACTATGCCATTTAAAAAAGGAAAAGATAAAAACAAAGCAAAACCATTTGATAAAGGAGAAACCGCCAATGCCGGTGGCAGGCCTTTCAAACTTTTTACTGACGTTAACTTTGAACTAAAAGAAATGGGTTATGCGCCTTTAACGCACTCTCAGTTACTCGATGGTATTCAAACGCTTTTTAACTTGGATGAGGAAATGCTAAAAATGGTTGCTGATAATAAGCGTTATCCTTGGTCATTGCGTGTAATTGCTGAAAGGCTACTTTCTGTTAAATATCGTGGTGAGGCCGTTGAACAATACTTAGACCGTGCATTCGGCAAGCCTAAGCAAAGTGTTGAGCAAACAATTAAACCAAGAACAGTAATCATAGATGTCACAGGAAACAGTAACGCTGAAATTCACCAAGAAACAAGCGGAAGCAGCTCGGACAGCGAATAGTAATATAATTACTCTTTATGGAGGTGCTATTAGAGGCGGCAAAACTTGGTGGCTTATTTTAATGATTTGGCAATATGCTATCAAATTTCCAAAAAGTAGATGGGTAATTATTCGTGCCACTGTTCCTACGCTTGAAGCTACTACAATGGTAACATTTCAAAATTTGCTTGATTTTGGATTGTCAAATGATGTTGTAGATTATGACTCAAAACATAGAATTGTTACACTTTATAACGATTCTAAAATTATATTCATGTCGGAAAGTTTCGATATCGATAAAGATTTAAATCGATTTAAAGGTCTTGAAATAAATGGTGCCGGTTTTGATGAAATAAACGAAATAAACGAAAATACTTTTTTAAAGATTATTGAAAGAGCAGGTTCATGGCAACATTCTCCTAATTGTCCTATTAAAATATTGGCTACTTGCAATCCTGCAAGTAACTGGGTAAAAGAAAAATTTTACGATAAATGGAAGTTAAATAATCTTCCTAAAGGATGGGCTTATATTCCGGCGAAAATAACTGACAATCCTCATTTGTCAAGTGATTACATTTCTTCTTTAAATTTATTGCCAAAATATCAATATAAAGTATTTGTTGAAGGTGAATGGGATATTCAGTTAAAAACCGGTGGCGAATTTTACAAATGCTTTGAACTTGATAAGCATGTCGGGCAATGTAATTATAATCCTGATTTGCCTTTACACATTAGCTTTGACGAAAACGTTAATCCATATTTACCATGCGGCATTTTCCAAATTCATAAGATAACTGATTTAAATTCAAAAGTTACAAGTTATGAAGTACAAATGATTGATGAGATAGCGGCTAAAACACCTAATAATACAATATTTGGAATTTGTAAAGAGATAAAAAGAAAATATCCCAACCATATTTCAGGAATGTTTATTTATGGTGATGCTACTGCTTCAAAAGAAGATACCAAGGTTGAAAAGGGGTTTAACTTTTTTCGTTTGATATTAGAAGAACTGAAACAATATAAACCAAGTTTAAGAGTTTCACCTTCAAATCCTTCTGTAATTATGAGGGGTAATTGGATTAATACTTTATTTGAAAAACAAATAGGTAATATTTCAATAACGTTTGGCGAGCAATGTAATTTAGCTATTAACGACTTTGTCAATTTAAAAGAGGCGGCCGATGGAACAAAGTTAAAAGAAATGGAAACTGATCCAAAAACAAAAGTAAGGTATCAAAAAGTAGGACACTTTAGCGATTTGTTTGATTACTTCATGTGCAACGCTTTTGCAAGTGAATTTTTAGCCTATCAAAAAGGTTCTATCTCATTTAATGTTAAGTTAGGAAAAAATTTAAGCAAAAATTCGTATTAATTGTTATTTTTAACTTGTGAAATTTAATTTATGGATTACTTAATACCTTCCGACTATTTAAAATTAATTCAGTCTGATAATTTAAATCAGATTACCGGGAACAATCCTAATCTTGTTTCAATATGTGAATTAACGGCGGTTGAGGAGGCTAAAAGCTATTTAATACAAAAGTTTGATGTTGATTTTGAATTTCAACCAATTACCGTTTGGGATTCTGCGAATACATATAATGCCGGAAACAGAGTTTATTTAGATGCTCCATTATTTAGTACTACATCCACATATACTTTAAATCAATCAGTTGTTTATAATAGTGGTTTTTATATTGCCAATCAAAATATTACAACACCAGGTGCATTTAATCCAACTCAATGGACTTTTATTGGCCCACAATATTCTATCTATTACGCAATCTATCCTAATCCTCAATTTATTTATAATGGGCAGTATATGGTTGGTGATATAGTTTTTTGGAATGATAAAATTTATACTTGTCAAATTGCAACTGCATCTTTATCACAACAAACAGAATTACAATTTAGGGCGTATCAAAATATTCCACCTTTAAATGTTGCTCCTGATAATTTAAACAATGGTTTTATTTTTTGGGGAAATGGAACCTCATATAATGTTCCGGCCAACACGCTAATAAATAATTCTCAATATTGGCTTCAATATGATAACAGAAGTCAGCAAATGGTTACAGTTGTAATAGACATTTGTTTGTATCACTTACACAGTAGAATTTCTCCGCGAAATATTCCTGATCTACGAGTAAAAAGATATGATGATGCAAAAGATTGGTTAATGAAATGTTCAAAAGGAGATATTACGCCTAATTTAAAGTTGTTAGAGCCTAATCAAGGTTTAAGAATACGTTATGGTGGCAATATTAAAAATATCAATTCATATTAATGAGTAAAAAAAATCGTCTAAATAAAGTAAAAAATTTTGGATTTAACACGACACAAATAGGTCAAAGCACTTATTTGGGTGCAAAAAAAAACAATCCAAAGGAAGTTCAAAAAAACCTTTCAAACTATATCACGCCTGTTCAGTTAACAAGGTTAAGAACAGACATAAGCATGTGGCGTGATGCTGTTGCAGAAATGGAACGTGCTTATTATCCCTTTAGAGTAAAAGCGCAACGTATTTTTATCGATACAATTTTAAACGGCCATGTTTATTCATTAATGCAAAAGAGAAAGGATTTAACGTTAATGCGAAAGTTTAAAATTGTCAATAATAAAGGTGAAGAGGCAACGGACTTATCTCAATGGTTTAGTTCTCAAAATTGGTTGTATGATTTTATAGAATATAGTTTAGATACAATTTTTTTTGGCTACAGTTTAATTTCTTTAGGTGACGTAGTCAATGGTAATATTGAAGAAGTTAAGATTATTCCACGTTGGTTTGTAAGCCCCGATCGTCACGAAGTAGGAAGTTTTATATACGCAACCAGTGGCATAGATTTTCGTGAAAAGCCTCAAAGCGATTGGCACATTTACGTAAAAACACGTTCAGATAATGGTGCAACGCCATGTGGTTATGGGTTATTGTACAATATAGCGCTTTATGAAATTTATTTAAGAAACACACTTGGATATAATGCTGATTTCGTTGAATTATATGCAATGCCTTACCGCGTGGCTAAAACAACAAAGCAAGACGAATTAGAAAGAGCAGAATTAGAACGTGCTGTTAGAGATATGGGAAGTGCTGGATATGCTATTATTGATCCAATGGATGACATTCAATTCTTAGAAACAAATTTAGGCGCCACCGGTTATCAAGGTTATGAGTCTTTGGAGGATAGGTGCCAAAAAACCATTTCTAAAATTATATTGGGCCATAGTGATGTATTAGACAGCACTCCCGGAAAGCTCGGAAGTCAACAAGGTGGAAAGGGAGAAGCTACATCACCACAGCAAGAAGCTTTGATTCATAAACAAACAAGAGATGCACGCTTTATTGAGCCTATTATAAACAATGAATTAATCCCTCGTTTAAGAAATTTGGGTATTATCAATGTTCCTGAAGGTTATTTTTTCCAATTTGAAAATGATAGTGAGCAGGATGAGATAAATGCAAAAGAAAATGCAAATAATTTAATGGTTGCTAAAATAGCGCAGACGATGAAATCTGCCGGGCTTCAAATGGATGCTAATTATTTTCAAGAAAGAACAAATATTATTACTACGGAAATGCCATCTTTTCCATCAACTGATAATTTAGTACAAAATTCTGATAAAGTCAAAAACAAGTTAAAGCAGCTTTATGGAATATAGCGATGAAAAAATAAATAAGTTAATTGAAGATATTTATGATGGCGTTGTTGACGCTAAAAATCTTCCTGTTGACTTATACAAAGCTATTGCAGATTATTTAAAAAAGGCTTTATACAAAGGGTTTGGAACTTCATATAATGATGCTTTAGAAAATTTAGATGGAACATCTTTAGAACTTTTAAGTGAATTAAGGACAAACATTTATATGTTTTCAGCTGCAAAAACATATCAGCAAGTTAAAGAAATGGTTGATTTAATGATAAAAGATGACAAGTTGAAAACTTTTGTGGAATTTAAAAATGATGCTAAAGAAGTTTACGATATTTATAACGAAGACTATTTGCAAAGCGAATACAATACAGCTTTAGCTTCCGCGCAAGAGGCTGAAAATTGGGATAGAATTGAAAGAGAAAAAGAAGTATTGCCTTATTTGCGTTACAGTGCTGTTATGGATGCTAATACCTCGGAAATATGTGCGCCTTTAAATAACTTAGTGGCCCCGGTAAGCGATCCTATTTGGAACACAATAGCGCCTCCAAACCATTTTAACTGCCGTTGTTTGTTAGAAACATTAGACAAAGAAGAGGGTTCCGGTTTAGAAACACCCAGAGGTGAAAGAAACAGTGTTGTAAAAAGTGTTGAAAGTGAGATGCAGGACGTTTTTAAAATGAATCCCGGAAAGGATGGATATATTTTTAAGCCAGATCATCCTTATTTCATTGTTCCTAAAGAAGATAGAGAATTTGCGCAAAATAATTTTAATTTACCTATACCAAAAAAAGATTAACCATGAACAAACCTATTGATTGGAGTTCCTATGAGAGAACTGGTAATAATGCGATTGACCTTGTAGCGCAATGTGTTGGGTGGCATAGGTGGGCAAAAAAACCATTGAAAACAATTTATTTATCTTATCGCTATTACGAATTATTTAAAGCAGGAATGGCTGTTTTAATGGCAAAACAAGGTAAAATATTAGAAAATTTCACTGAATTTTCTTTTGATGGCGTAAAAATTTTAAAAGGCAGTGATTACCAATTTGATGCTATAAAATGTGAATATTATGTCAATCAAAAATCCATTTCGGCTTCAAAAAATTAGTGAAGGGTTAAAGGATATACCCATCCTTCTTGCTAATGAAAGTAGAAAGTATTTTATTGAAGCTTTTAAAAACCAAGCATGGGATGGTAAACCATGGAAAGAAGTAAAAAGAAGGCAACCGGGCACACCGGAATATAAGTACCCTAAAAATAAAGGGTTAGGCAGAAGGACATCGGCTATATTGGTAAGAACTGGTACTTTGCGAAGAGCAGTTAATAATTCTATCACAGAAGCTTCCATGACGGGATTTAAAATAAAAGTTACTGTTCCCGGAGAATATGCCAGTTACCTCAATGACGGAACGAATAAAATGCCTGCAAGAACATTTGTAGGGCATACAAAAGAGTTAGAACAAAGACAAAGAAAAATATTTGACAGAGAATTTGAAAAAATATGGCAGGGATAAAGCAACCGATACAAGATTTATTAACATTGTTATCTACAATTAATGTAGTTAATCAAGATGGCAATGTTACAACTTTGTATGCACGTATTTGGAATAATCAATTAAAAGATGAGGAGCAAGGCAAGCTTTATGCTTACGCTAAACCTGCTGCTTTTGTTGAGGTTATTAACAATGCGCAATTTGAGGAAATTGGTGTTGGCTTTCAAAGTTGTGATATAGGTTTTAGAGTGCATTTAATCCATGAGTATTACAACGGAGAAGTAACTTTTGAGCAAGATTTAACTATATTTGATTTAAGAGATACTATTGTTGCAACTTTAAGTCATGTTCAATTAACGGCTTGCGGACCATTAGTAAGAACTGCAGAAACGCAAGACTATACCCATGATAATTTGTACCATTACATAATAGATTTTATTTGTAATTTCACAGATAGCAAAGGGAGTTATTATGATGCACAGGCAGGGAAATACATTTATTATGGTCCTCCTACGGGATTAGATAT